AATGAAGACGGCACGTTACAATAGACACTTGGCAACAGTAGCCAAGTTGGTTAAGGCCCCGAACTCATAATTCGGCTATCGTAGGTTCAAGTCCTACCTGTTGCACAAAGGAGAAAAATGAAAGAGCCAGATGAAAGCGATGAAAGGTTAGCCTATTATCTAGAGATTGGTGCAGTCAGTCTTGAAGGTATGGACGAAAATGGAGAAATGATATATAGTATAACCGAGCTTGCAAAAGACATTGCTCCAGAATTATGGCAATCTCATATAGAATACGTAGATAAATCTCTTATGGAATTATATGAGCAGGGCTTAGTTGAAGTAGAATATGATGAAAACTTAGAGGCTACGCTTCACCTTACTGAAGAAGGTAAGAAAATAGCAAAGCTCAGAGGCCTTGTAGAAATGGACTTTAAGGATATTCCAAACGACTAATTGCAGGGTAATTAATTTTTTGATATAATATATTTAGGTCGCCATAAGGGGCCTAAACAAATTAACTTATTCGCTTGAAGGAGGAATAAAATGGTAACACAATTCGCTATGGATCTTTTTAGGGATCCATTTTTTATTGGCTTTAATCGTGAGATTGAAAGAATGGCTAATGTGCACAATGCTGCATCACGCCAATCATATCCACCGTATGATGTATTAAAGCTAGATGATGACACATATCTCGTATCTCTTGCAGTAGCAGGATTCACAAAGGACAATATTACCGTATCCGTAGACAACGGCACCCTTGTAGTATCTGGAGAAATTGTTGAGGTTACAGACGCAGAGGTTTTGCACAAAGGAATCGCTGCTCGTAAATTTACAAGATCTTTTGCCCTTGGAGAATACATGGAAGTGTCTGGCGCATCGTTAAAGGACGGCATGCTTAATATCAACATTAGCCGATTAGTCCCAGAAGATAAAAAGCCAAAGACCATCAAAATCAAATAAATAGTATAATATAAGTCTGCACCCCGTCACTGGGGAGTCGCAGGCTATTCGGGTCGCTACCCGAAGGATGGACCTGAGCATGTCCTCAAACTGCTCTTTATAATTTAAGGAGAATGATGTTTGAATACAGAGTTAAACAAGTCACAAAAATAGTGGACGGGGATACTATTGATGTTGACATTGATCTTGGATTCAGCATCTCATATTCTCAAAGACTTAGGTTAGCAGGTATAGATACGCCAGAGTCTAGAACAACAGATAAATTTGAAAAAAGTCTTGGGTTAGAGTCAAAAGAATATCTTAAGTCTAAGTTTAAAGACGCAAAAGATATAGTTGTAAAAACAGAAAAGCCAGATAGTTCAGAAAAGTATGGGAGAATTCTTGGATGGGTCTATTTAGATGGAAACACAAAATCAGTTAATGAACAGATGATTGAAGACGGTTATGCGTGGGGATACATGGGAGAAACTAAGGTCAAAGACTTTGCAGCCTTAGCAGAAAAGAGAAAAAAGAGCGGTAAGTAATGCCTATTTACGAATATAAGTGTGAGTGTTCTCCAGACAATATAGTGTCTAAAGAAAGATCTATAACATCAGTTGAACCTAACTATCTATGTGTAAGTTGTGGTAAAAGATTACAAAGACATTTCACACCTTTTGGAATACAGTTTAAAGGTAATGGATTTTACAAAACAGATAATGTTAAGTAATTTAAATTAACATTCTGCTATAATTGCTAAGTAAGCAAAGATATTGCATTACTTAGGAGATACCTAGTTGACTAGAAAGTTAAAGTATACCTTAACCAGCCTTTTTATAATCGGCTGGCTCTTTCTTTTTGGACCAAGCAATGCACATGCTGAAGAAGTTACTGTTCAAGTAACACCAGCAAATCCATCTTCAGATACGGCCACAGCAACCACTCCTATTACAGTTGAGACAGTTGCCGCTAAGGTCGAGATAGCAGAAACAACACTACAGGCGGCAGCTCAAACACAAGGCAATGCGATCATATCTACAATTCAAGCGAATGTGCCAAACACAGATACTCAGACTGCTACCCAAATTGCTACAACTCAAGAGCCTATAGCCACAGCAGTAGCAGAGGCAACAGTAAAGGTGTCAGAAGCGAATACTGCTATTCAATCTGCAGAGACAGCCGTAGCAGTTGCCACAACAGCACAGTCTAATGTTGATTCACAGACAGCAGTGGTAGCTACAGCAGTAACAGTAGTTGAGTCAGCTACAGCAACAGTCGCCACAGCAACTACTACATTGGCTACAGCAACAGCAGCAGTTGAATCTCAGACGGCAGTAGTAGAGGTAAAGGCAGAGGTGGTAGAGTCTGCCACAGCAGTAGTAAATGCAAATACCTCTCCTGGACTAAATATAACAGTTATTGACAGCGCAGATAATGGAGCTTCTCCCACAGTTGGAGAAGGAACAGTTGTTTACACTGGAAAAGATACAAATGGAATTAATGAGCAGTGGGGTAGTGGAGGACCAACAGTAAATGGCGGGACAACAACAGTAACCGAAACATTTGCTAATAATATACTAAACACTGAGATAGGCATTACAGTAAATGGAACTCCAGTTTCAACTACAAATAATAATCAGGTATATATTGGATCTATTGGATTTCCTGGTCCTGGACAAGATCCATCCTTAACCCTTAGAGGATCAACTGCAGATACTCTTATTACCATGCCAGCAAATACAGTTGCAGCAAGCTTCCAAGTCTTTGCTAAAAATGGAGATCATAATGCAGTAGTTACATACACTGATGGAACTACAAGCACTTTTAATATTCAAGATAATGTTAACTCAACATACCCTAGCTATGTGCATCAAGAAGTTATTACTGCCCCAGAAGGCAAAAAGATTGCATCTATAAATATACCAGCAAATTGGGACTACTATGGAGTAGACAATGTGTCTGCAACTAAGCAAGGAACTACAACAATTACAGAAGGATTTCAAGTTAAATGGGATGGTATCTGGACTCCACAAACTACTGGAACGCAATATATTACAGCACCCGCAGATGACGGAGTTCTTTTAAAGCTAGACGGCCAAACCGTTATCAATGACTGGTTTGACAAGGGCGGTGGAGGGTCTACAGCAGATGTAGAAACTACTGCTGGTGTTGGAAAGACCATTGAAATGTGGTATTACGAAAATGGTGGAGGAGCAGCTGTATCATTACGTAGATATAACGGCTCAACTTGGGAAGTAATTCCAGCATCAGAGTTCTCAACATCATCTGCTACACCACAACAGGTAGCAGCATTACAAGCAGCCACTACTGATCTTGCTGCTAGCACAGCAGTATTAACAACTGTTACAGCAGAAAAGGTAGTAGCAGAGACAAATCTAACAGCTGCTCAAACAAATTTAACTAATGCTAATCAAACCTTATCAACAGAGCAGCAGAACCTTGCAACTGCAAATCAGAATCTATCAGTAGCTGTACAGACAGCAGATACATTGGCTAATGTAGCAATAACTAAAGTAAATGAAGCAGTAACTGCAATGACAAATGCAGCACAGGTTACAGTTAATTATTATGCAGAGCAACAAGCCGCAGCACAAGCCGCTGCAAATGCCGCAGCAGCAGCTGCAGCAGCACAAGCAGCACAACAAGCAGCAGCAGCGGAAGCTGCAGCACAACAAGCAGCTGCACAAGCAGCAGCCGCAGAAGCAGCAGCCAAAGCAGCAGCGGAAGCTGCAGCAAAGGCAGAAGCAGACCGTGTAGCAGCAGAGGAAGCCGCCGCTAAAGCAGAGGCTGATCGTGTAGCAGCAGAGGAAGCAGCAGCAAAAGCTGAGGCAGAAGCAAAAGAACAAGCAGAAGCAGATGCAAAAGCAGAAGCAGATAGATTAGCAGCAGAAGCTGAAGCGGCAGCGCAGGCAGAGGCAGATGCTAAGGCTGAAGCAGAAGCAAAGGCTCAAGAGGAAGCAAACGCTAAAGCAGAGGCGGAAGCTAAAGCACAAGAAGCAGCAGATGCAAAAGCGGAAGCTGAAGCAAAAGCTGCAGAATTAGAAGCGGCAAAAAAGGAAGCAGAAGAATTAAAGAAAGCAGCTGAAGAAGGTAAGCTAACTGAAGAACAAAAAGAAGTTGTTGTAGAAAAACTCCTTGAATCGATTAAGCCTGGGGAAACAGTTTCATCTGCAGATATAAAAGCAGCAGGCGTATCATATTCTGATTTGCCACCAGCAACACCAGTAGATGTTCGTACAGATGAAAACGGAAATGCTGTTGTAATTACTGCAGCAGTTGCTGCTCAAGTTGAATTATTACAAAATCCAGCAGCTTTAGTAGAACAGCAGCAGTTGCCACAGGAGGAGCCACTGGAAGTAGCACAGGAAGCGGAGGAAGTTCTGGTGGGGGTGGCGCTTCAGGAGCCAATTCACCAGGTTCACGAGGAGGTAGAAAATGGTAAGAGTAATAAAGAATATAATCAAGGATCTAATTGATCAGGCTTGGACCCTTCTAGGTATGTTTATAGCCTGGGTGGTCCTAGATGGATCTGCTAAAACTATTGTAGGCTATGGAATTATAGCCACTACAGCCCTTTGGGTAGTTACAAGCCCTGCTAGAAATAAAGACTCAGAATAGGGTATAATAGTGGTATGAAAAGAATAATGACTATTGCTTTGTCAGGCCTACTAATGCTATCATTAACTGGATGCGAATCTTTAAATAGATACCGCTATCCTTGTCAGGATCCTGCTAATTGGGAGAAGGCGGAATGCAATCCTCCAATCTGTGAAGCAACAGGCACATGCACTAAAGACGTAATTGGTAAATTATCAACTACAACAACTGAAACAGGTACACCAAATGGCTAAAGAAAGACTAAGTCCACAGGATTTAGATGCTAGATTAAAATTTATTTTAGGAATTACATTAGGCACAATTCTTTTGTGCACATCATTGGGCATTAAAAGCTTGAAGCAGAAATTGATGCAACCGCTGCTCGTTTAGCAGCAAAGCCAGATGGCGCAATGCCAGAGGCACAACCAGTTGATACAGATTGGGATAAAGACTAATGGCAGAACAAGGTACAGCGGCTCGTCTTATTGAAGTTGCTACAGCAGAACTAGGAACTATTGAAGGTCCTAAAGACAACGAAACAAAGTACGGAGCTTACACAAAAGCTAACTTTCAACCATGGTGCGGAAGTTTTGTTAACTGGTGCGCTAATGAAGCTGGAGTAAAGGTTCCAAACACAGTATTTACACCAGGTGGAGCACAAGCATTCAAGAAAGCTGGTGCATGGATTGATGGAGACTTAGCAGATCCAGAGCCAGGAGATATTGCTTATTTTGATTTCCCATCAGATGGCGTCGATAGAATTTCTCACGTAGGCATTGTTATTAAAGACAACGAAGATGGTACTGTCTGGTGTATCGAAGGAAACACCAGCCCAGATAAAAAGGGAAGCCAAAGAAATGGCGGACAGGTTTCAAAGAAACTTCGTGCATTTAAAAAGAATAAACAGGGCGAAATGATTTCTATTGTAGGTTTTGGTCGTCCTAAGTTTAAAGGTGCGGGATCTGCAAAACCAGCAGCATCTTCTGCAGAAAATAAAACTTGTAAGGCTTGCGGTCAAGCAATTAAGTAATGAATACTTACAGAGTAAAGCTAGAGGTAGAAGCAGAAGTAGAGGCTTTTGATGAAGGCGATGCCCTAGATTATGCAAACGATATCTTTGGCGTTGATGATGAAATTAAAAACGTTAAAGTTGTTAGCGTGAAGGAGAAATAAAATGGCAAAAGAAGGATATAAACCAACATCTGGTATGCAGTCTGCGGCTCGTCGTGCAATTAAATTAAAAGAGCAGGGCAAGGCTAAGGGCGCTGGAACAGCAGTAGGTTGGACTCGTGCAGGGCAACTTTCTAGAGGAGAGACACTTAGTCTTTCAACAGTTAAGCGCATGTATTCATATTTTTCTCGCCATGAAGTAGATAAAAAGGGTAAGGATTGGGATAATGCTGAGAACCCTTCAAATGGAAAAATTATGTGGTTAGCCTGGGGCGGAGACGCAGGGTTTTCTTGGTCACGTAAGATAGTTGAAAGGGAAAAGAAAATGAAGAAGTCTCTAGAGGTACAGGAAGTAATTGAAGAAATTAAAGACATGCTAGAGGATGCTGTTAATCCAATAGATACTGTAGTAGAAATAAATGATGATGAAAATATTGAAAAAGCATTGAGACCAGAAGTAACAAGAGAGCAGATGGCTTCCGTTATTGAGCACCTTACTGAAGCAATTGAGTCAATGATCGAAGCTCCAGAAGCAGAAGATGAAGAGTCAGAGTCAGAGGATTCTGCTGAAATGGAAGATATGTCTGTTGCAAAGGCCTACGAGGATTGTGGTTGTGAGACCTGTAAGGCTGAAAATATATCATGCGATAAGTGTGAAGAATGTATGAGCAAGTCCTATGAGTCAGATAATGAAGACGAAGATAAATGGGATAATATGGAAAAGGCCTGCTGGTCAGGATATACCCAAAGAGGTATGAAAGAAAAGAATGGCAGAATGGTGCCTAATTGCGTACCAGTTGATAAAGTACAAAAGTCCGTATGGAACGGAACTTTTCTTAAATAACTATTGACATAGCCTCAGTAATTACTGTATAATATATATTAGTGGGATGCTGTGGTTTATGTTAGAGGATAAATGTTAAATTTAACAGAACTAGGTGTCGAAGTCTTTATAAAAAAGGCTAAGAATGTTAATTCGTTTTGGGAAAATTACGATCTAGTAATTTGGAAAAAAGACCCTAATGGATTTACTAATAAAAATGGCATGTTTGTGGCGGAAGCTTGGGGAACGGCTGAGAGAATAGTCGTTAACAATAAAGGGATATGGAAGTTGCCAAAAAAATATGTCAGATATTTTAAATAATCTGGGTATTGATCTAGAAGATCTAGACTGGTATCATTTAGGATTATGTAGAGGAATGGATACAAATCTATTCTACGATAAATATGAAGCAGATTCAAATATAGCAAAAAATATAGACGAGGCTTGCCTCTCTTGCCCAGTTATAAGTATGTGTTTTCAAGCAGGCGTTAATCAAAATGAATACGGAGTTTGGGGCGGAGTTTATTTAAGCTCTGGGTCGATAGATAAGTCAAAAAATATACACAAGACCCCAGAAATATGGAAGAAATTGAAGGCAAAGAATGTATATTGATAAGAGCCAGGATAAACTAAAAGAGCATTTTAAATACGGAATTAATCATTGGACTGGTGAGCCAGCTAAACCAGTTTTTTATACAGAAGAAATGAAAAAGAAAGTTCATGAGATTAAGAAGCCACAACTGCTTCTTATGGATGTGGTTATGTACCCAGACTTCTTAGCATTAAGATTATATGAAGATAATTTTTTACAGTTCGAAGGCATCAAAAAAGAAATGGTGATCGATTACGTTAAAAAGGTCAAGCAATTGATAGAGTCATATGGAGTAAGATGCGAGATGGAGGGCAAGCCCAGTGAAAGAGTACTATGATACTACACATGTTGTATTTATACATGCAGAACAAACCCATGGTATTGTTGAAAAACTTGGGGCATGGGCATCAATGGTAAAATATAATAAAGACGGAATAGAGCATAACGAACTATTAGAGAATGAAGAATTCACCATAATGGATGAAATAGTATTTACGCATATAGAGGAATCAAATTAATGGAAAAGATTTTATGTTACAGCTGCAATAAGCCTAAAAACAAATTAGAGGTAAGAAAATCTGGGCTACTTCCAGTCAACCTGTTAATTTGCGAAACGTGCCATACTTCAAAATTAGAACCAAGATGGGTAGTTATTTTGGCAGGAAGATCACACGGTCCAGAGCATGTAAAGGAAGTAGTTCTAAAAAGAAGATATTTAGGCAACGAAATATCAGCTTCTGAACTTCTTATTTAAGTACCGTTTCACGGTATAATTAGTTTATTATGTCTATGGATTATACCGCTATTATTATTGCTATTTCCGCCGCTATATTGTCTGGTATGGGAACGGCAATAATTGCTGGATTAAAAGAAAGCAAAAGAGAAAAAGTACGCCAGCAAGAGCGTGAGCAGGATCATTTAAAATTAGAAGTAAAAGATTTAAAAATTGCTTTATATAAAGTTGAGCGTGATTTAACAGAATGGAAGGATAGATATTATAATGCTATCCAAGAGCTTATTTCAGTTAAGGCTGAGCTTGAAGAAACTCTCATAAAACTCTCATTTATAGACCACAGCATAGAGGACCTGAGCCCACTGGACAGAGAATTT